ACGATATTTTCCATAATATTTACTCACACCTACATAACCAGTTGTATTATTTTTTTGTAATGTTTTATTTTTATGGTTTTCAGCGTTAGTTACATCCCTAAGATTTTCTATTCTATTATCTGTAGGGTCTTGATTTATATGGTCTATTTGATTTTTAGGCCACTCACCATAATATATTAACCATGCTATACGATGTGTGTAATAATCTTTGTTTAACAATTTACCATCTAATCTAGATATCTGTCCAGATTTGTTACGATTAATGTCTGTAAATGCTTCTTTACCAGCCCATCTAGTATTCCAAGACTTCATACCTATTTTAGGGTTCTTAAAATATTTTACTGGTCTTTCTTTCCAGAAGAGTTTTCCAGTATCAGGATTGTAAGTTAATAATTCTCTAGCTATTTCAGCAGTAAGTTCCATAATAATTATCCTTATACACTATATTTGTTTACTTGTCAAGCACTTTCTGCCCATACTTCTGACCAGCTACCACTCAATGCACCCTTTGCATAATCAGTAGAGTGGTTCTCAAAGAAGTTAGTATGAGTAGGTGCGTTAATCATAGTCTCTACCCAAGGCAGAGGATTACGTTTGACCTTGAAGATACCCTTCATACCCATAGAGATAAGCCTACGGTCTGCAATGTACCTGATGTATTCCTTCACCTCAGTATCCCTAAGACCTTCTACCTTACCCATCTTAAATGATAGGTCTACAAACTTATCTTCTAGTTCAACCATAGTCTCTGCAATGCTATAGATGGCTGACTTAGTTTCATCGTTCCACTCCTCACGGTTCTCTTCGATGTAAGTTCTAAAGAGTTGGATCATACCTTCTGCATGTTGTGTCTCATCTACAATAGACCACGTTACAATCTGTCCCATGCCCTTCATCTTACCATGACGTGGAAAGTTAAGCAACATAATAAAACTAGAGAACAGTGCCAGTCCCTCAGTAAAGGCAGAGATAGCAGCTATCTTAATAGGCAGAGATATTTTCTTACTGTTTACATTAGCCATGAAGTACTCATGCTTCTCACGCATGGCATCGTACTCCAAGAACTCATTGTATGTAGAGTCAGGCATACCCAGTGACTCAATCAAGTGTGAGTAGGCTGCAATGTGTAGTGCTTCTCTAGCAGCAAAGCCTGACAACATCATGCGTACTTCAGGCTGTGGGAAGTTAGGTAGGTAGTTATCAATGTACCCACCAGCTACATCAATATCAGACTGAGTAAAGAACCTAAAGATATTAGTTAAGAAATACTTCTCTTCAGTAGAGAGGGTATTCTTCCAGTCTTTAATGTCTTCCATCATGGGTACTTCAGTGTGCAGCCAGTGAGACTGTTCATGTTTCAACCACAGGTCATACGCCCACGGGTAGTGGAACGGTTTGAAGTAGTCACGTCTGTCTTGAAGTTTTAATTTACTGGTCATAGTAAGGCCTCTTTCCTCTGTTGTCTTTCCACTGCCTTGGTATGTCGTCTTCATGTTCAAAAGGATAGCGGCTGTTCCACATAGCACAGGATATGCTAGTAAAAATTCCGTATCCTTTTGATCTTAGATAACAGTACCACTTATATATCATGCTAACCTTCACAAGCCAAGCACTCCTCACCAGAAGCAAGTGCTTCCATATCAATCTCCTGTATAATCTCCCGTTCAATCTTACGTGATACCTTATCAGCCTTACCAATCTTTTCAGAACGGCAGTAGTACATAGTCTTGACTCCCTTCTTCCATGCCATGAAGTGTACAGCATGTAGGTAGGTGATGTTTGCATCTGGCCTGAAGAAAACATTGAGTGACTGAGACTGATCAATGTATTCCTGCCTATCAGCAGCATGTTCAATCACCCACCGCTGATCAATCTCCATAGAAGTCTTGTATATCTCTTTCTCTTGGTCGTCCAAGCAGCGTAGGTGCTGCACTGAACCATCATTAGCAATGATTGATGACCAGATACGATCATAGTTTAAGTTAGTATTCTTTTCACACTTGTCTTTAATAAGCTTATCTAAGAACTTGTTTTTATTTAAGAAAGAACCACTCAAGGTATCCTGTCTGTAGGCGTTAGCTCTCCAAGGTTCAATAGATGGAGAGGTATTGCCCATAATAATAGAGGAAGAAGCATTAGGTGCAATAGCCATGACATGACTACACCTTAGTCCAGTGCCTTGGGCATCAGGAGCCTCACCTCTCTCACGTCCAAGCTCAAGGTTGGCTGAGTCAAGACCTGATCTAATGTGTCTAAACATTTTCATGTTAGCAGACTTAGCCACGGCAGATTCAAATGGCATACCCTTCTTCTGTAGGTAAGCATGAAAACCCAAGGCACCTACACCTACACTACGCTCACGCATTGCTGAATATTTAGCACGGCTAATACTATCAGGAGCATCTTCAATAAACTTACTCAGAGTATTATCTAACATCTCCAAGACATCTTTAAGAAAGCCTTTGTCTTTAGACCACTCATCAAAGTATTCTAGGTTAAGAGAAGACAAGCAGCATACAGCAGTGCGATCTTTATTAGTAGGTAGTATAATCTCTGAGCATAAGTTAGACTGGTTGATCTCCAAGCCAAGCTGCTTCAACCATACTGGCATCTTCTCATTGGATGTATCAATGAAGTGTATGTATGGCTCGCCTGTTTGCATACGCATCTCTAAGATACGCTGCCACATATCTCTTGCTGATACAGTATCTTTAATTTCTTTTGTATGTGGATCACGTAGATGCCAGCTATCATCTATATTAGGATCAGTCATAGAATCTTCAATAAGCTGCATAAACTTATTGCTAATATTAATACCATGATGGAGGTTCAAGCATCTAAAGTTTTGATCACCAGTAGGCTTACGCATCTCCAAGAACAATAGTATATCAGGGTGATCAATGTTTAGGTAGGCAGCATAGCTTCCCCTACGTGTACGTCCCTGACGGTAGGCTAGGCTAGAGGCATCATACATCTTTAGATGAGGCATCATACCCGTAGACTTGTCATCAGCAGAACGAATACCAAAGCCAATACCTACACCACCACCATACATGGACAGCCAGTTAGTCTCTGATAGATTGTTTACTAATCCTTCAGCGGTGTCATCAATGTAGTTAAGGTAACACGAGATAGGCAGTCCACGCTTGGACCTACCATAAGATAGTATAGGAGTAGAGTAAGACAGCCAGTGCTTAGAAGCATAGTCATAAAGTCTTTGGGCGTGATCGTTATCAGTAGAAAATGTTTTAGATACAAAAGCAAATCTCTCTTGCGGAGACAACTCATTATCCATCATGTAAGATTCCTTAAGCCTAGCAATACCAAGCTCGTCGAACAAGTGATCTTGTGCGGGGTTGATGTTGATGCCAAGGTGAGTCATTTGAGGCATGTAGTTAGTCTCCTTTATTGTATTCCATTTGTAGTATCATCTGTGCGTAGTGAATTACTTTACGTATGTCAGCTTCACCATCACCCTTTGTTCTGTGTCTGGTAATATACTTAACTACATTACCTTCAAGAAAGTCAAGCCCGTTAGAATAGATATACTCTACAGGTTGTATTTTACAATCCTTATAATGATTACCTCCAACTTGTGTATTCAATGCTTTGTTTTGATGGTCTAGTATTTTTTCCACTTGCTCTCTATCTTCTTTCATTCTTCTTAAGATGTAGTGATCTCTTTCTTCAGCCATCCACTTCACGCCTACTTCCTTTTAGATTTTCTAAGCTTTCTATTACAAGACTCAATCCAATTTGAAAAGGTATTTGTAAACAGACATGGAGACACAGCGTGGATTATCAACGCCAGCCCAACTGCTATACCTTCTCCTAACATACTGAAAGAAAACAAGAAATGTTCTTTGTATGTCATGTTAACATCATTCAAATGTTTATTCAAGTTCTTTTCTCCTTAGTAAAAGATTTAGTTTATGTCTTACTTCTTTTTTATTGTCTGAGTTAATAACATAAGATGCAAACTCTCTAACCTTATTAGGATTAAGCTCGGCATAGTCACATATAAATTCAAAGTTTTCACTAGTCACACCTATAGAAGCGAAGAACCAATTGGTAGCTTCTCTTCTTAGAGATGTAATACTACTTGACTCAGTAATACTTTTAGACTTAGTTGCATCCAATAGAGCTTGGTATATAACAGATAAGAATAAAATATTGTTTGAATCTTTTTTACTTTCCTCTTGTAACTCTAGTATATTATTTATATTTTGTTGGTTCATCCTCAAACTCTTGTACTGGCCTATAGAACTTACCACCCACATAATTATTATAGTATGCTGGCTCATCTGTACCTTCTAAGGTAGATGATAAGACATTATATTTCATCTGGTAGTATAGCTCGTAATATTTCAGGCTTCTTTTATTTTTAAACTCAGCTATAATTTCAAACTTAAAACTTCTCTTGCCTAACTTCTTAATATCTTCTAGTAGTAACTTAGAAGAACCCATATAAATAAGCCAGTTAGACTCTCTCTTGGTAGCTTTAGCACTACCCTTCTTTCTTTTTACTGGATGCCAATACTGCTTGCATCCTACGTAAGCCTTACCTGTTTTCTTATTTGTAATAAGATAGACAAACCCAAAGTGTTTGTTAGGGTTAGGCTTACTAGGATACTTCCAGTGCATTTAGGTAGTTACTTCTTCAACGTCAGGCGTCTTAACAACTTCAACCAATTCTCTTGTACCATTTGAATACTTAAAAGTACGTATTCCTTTACCTTGATTAGCATCAGACCAACACACACCTTTGTGTCTACAATAAACACAACCAACAGCAAGCTTAAGGTTGCCAGACTTCCCATCAGGAACAGCAGCATAGCACCTAGAAGGTATATTACTTCCTTTAACAACTTCTTTAAGGTGCTTAATCCTGCTACTAGCATTGACCATCTCCATAGAGTGTACTGGTGTTAAACAAATCTTACCAGTAGATTTATCTATAACAAGAAAGGCTGCTTCAGATATACCATTGGCTTGAGCATAGGCAGATATCTGTGCCATGTATCCAAAGGGATCGTCGTCAGCTATTGTATTAGACTCAAACTTTTTAAAGCTGAATCCAGAAGCAGACTTACAATCAACCAAAACCCCATCAATAATTGCATCCTGATGACCCAGTACTCCTTCTACTGTAACTTCTTTCTGTTGCGCTTCTACTGTGTGACCTGCTATGGATGCACAGAGTAGTAGAAGTTCTTCAAGAATATATCCATATAGAAATTTAATACGTGTACTTGGTGGTAGTTTTTCTTCTGTTGTTTCTGTATTAACATCATACCATAATTGTCTGTCAGGCTTTCCTATTGCAGACAGCCTAAGATTTCCACTGTCCCTTGGTTTGCTGTACATAAATTCTTTGATGTGAACCTTAAGCATCTCACCAAAGTTATCTATGAGATCATCTACTTCTTTCTCATCACGTTTTATAGGTGTGAGATTAAATAACTCATAGATATCTTCTACTATTGTATTAATATTTTTCATAATAGGATTGGGGTGCTACACGAACCATTTTGCAAAAAAATGCAGCACCCCACCCTCACCTAGTTGCCGAACGGGATATCATCTGACATCTCAGAGGCACCATTATTAATATAGCCACCCTCCACAACATCAAAGTCTTTATCCATAGCATACTCAACCAACTCAACAACTTGAACTGCTGCAAGATCAGCAGACACACCTGCCTTACCTGCATAGTTCCACTCAAAGGGAAGTGCCTTTACTGTAACCACACTGCCATTCCCAATAAGTTTCTTATCCCAAGGA